ATGGCGTGTCGCGGATCGAGCGCGAGTTCGATGCGTCCGATCAGCGGCGATTCTTCGTGCCTTGCCCCCATTGCCAGCATCGGCAGTGGCTGCGCTTCGAGCGGCTGCGCTGGGAGAAGGGAAAGCCCGATTCCGCGCATTACCAATGCGAAGCCTGCGACGGCGAGATCGAAGAGCACCACAAGATCGAAATGCTCCATGCCGGCGACTGGCGTCCGACGGCGGAAGCCGCCGATCCCGGCACGATCGGGTTCCATCTGTCGGCGCTTTACTCGCCGGTCGGCTGGATGAGCTGGGCGATGATCGCGCGCATGTGGGAAGCGTCGCTGGCGACCAATGAAGCCAAGCGCAGTTTCAAGAACGGCGTGTTGGGCGAGACCTGGATCGAAACCGGCGAAGCGCCCGACTGGCAACGACTCTATGAGCGCCGCGAGGACTGGCAGATCGGCACCGTGCCGAGCGGTGGTTTGTTCCTGACCGCTGGCGCCGACGTCCAGAAGGACCGGATCGAGGTCTCGGTCTGGGCCTGGGGGCGGGGACTGACCAGCTGGTTCGTCGACCATATCGTCATCGATGGCGGGCCCGAGCATGCCGAGACTTGGAGCCAACTCTCAGGCCTGCTCGACCGGACGTGGCCGCATGCCCATGGCGCGCGGCTTGGTCTCGCGAAACTTGGCATCGATAGCGGCTACGAGTCGCCAGCCGTCTATGCCTGGGCACGATCGGCGGGCCATGCGCAGGTCGTACCCCTGAAGGGTGTCGAAGGCTTCAATCGGGCCGCACCCGTCGTGGGCCCAAGTTTCGTCGATGTCACGGAAGCCGGCCGCAAGCTGCGGCGCGGTGCCAGGCTTTGGACGGTCGCGGTGGCGACGTTCAAAAGCGAAACCTATCGGCATCTGCGTCTCACGCGCCCGACCGACGAGGAAATCGCCGAGGGCGCGCAATATCCAGCGGGCTTCGTGCATCTGCCGCGCGGGCTCGAAGCGGAATGGGTCAAGCAGCTCGTCGCCGAGCAACTCGTGAGCGCGAAGACCCGTCGCGGGTTCCAGCGGCTCGAATGGCAGAAGCTTCGCGAACGCAACGAGGTCCTCGACTGCCGGGTCTACGCCCGGGCGGCTGCCTGGATCGCGGGCGCGGATCGCTGGACCGATGAGAAATGGCGCGATCTGGAAGATCAGGTCGGACCTGTGCCTGAAGGAATCGTCGATGTGAAAGCGGACGCGTCGATCGCCGCCGGTGTGCTGGCGCGTGCTCCCGTTGCCGGCGGCAAACGTCGCTCCGACTGGCTCTCGGGCGTGGACAAAGGATGGTTGCGATGAGCTGGACGACAGCCGAACTCGATGCGCTGCGGCGCGCCTACGCGTCTGGCACGTTGCGGGTCAGCTACGACGGCAAGACCGTCGAATACGGCTCCGCCGCCGACCTCTTGTCGCGGATCCGCACGATCGAGCGTGAGATCGCCGGGGCTGCCGAAAACCGTCCACCCGTCGCTGGTTTCGCCGGGTTCTCGCGCGGGGAGCGCTGATGCGCCGCGTCTCCTGGCTTGACCGCGCGATCGGCTCGGTCGCCCCCCGGGCGGCACTGCGCCGTGTGCAGGCGCGCGAGAGCTTCGATGCCTTGGCGCGCGGCTATGACGGTGCTGCCAAGGGGCGGCGAACCGATGGCTGGCGCGTGGCCGGAACATCGGCCGACAGCGAGATCGCTGTCGCGGGCGGGCTGCTGCGCGACCGTATGCGCGATCTCGTGCGCAACAATCCGCATGCCGCCAAGGCGGTGTCGGTTCTGGTCAATAACATCATCGGCTCGGGCATCATCGCGCGTGCGGCGAGCGGAAACGACAAACTCGACTCGCAAGTGAATGCGCTCTGGGAGGCATGGTCAGCGCTTTGCGATGCCGACGGCCAACTCGACTTCCTGGGTCTGCAGACCTTGGCCTGTCGCCAGATGATCGAAGCAGGCGAAGTGCTGATCCGGCGCAGGCCACGTCGTGCGAGTGACGGGCTCGATGTGCCGCTGCAGCTGCAGTTGCTCGAAGCCGACATGCTCGATGCCGGGCGCAATGGCGATCTCGCGGATGGCGGTCGTGTCGTCCAGGGGATCGAGTTCTCAAGCCTCGGACAGCGGCGTGCCTTCTGGCTGTTCGCGCAGCACCCGGGCGACAGCGTGGTCACGACGCGGCGGCGTCTCGACAGTCTCGCGATCCCGGCTGCCGACATCGTGCATCTATATGAGAAGCAGCGCATGCAGGTACGCGGCGTGCCGTGGGGCACGCCGGTGATGCGCGCACTGCGCGATCTCGACGACTGGACGCAAGCCGAGCTGGTTCGCAAGAAGACCGAAGCCTGCGTGGTCGGCATCGTGCTTGGCGCCGATGAGGCCGAGCAGGGAGTAGCACCGTCCGTGGTGGACGCCGATGGCAACCGGGTCGAACAGTTCGAGCCCGGCCTCATCGCCTATGCGCGCGGCGGCAAGGATATCCGCTTCAATCAGCCAGCAACGACGGCCGGCGTGGCGGAATGGCTGCGCGCCCAGTTGCACATCGTGGCGGCGGGTTTCCGAATGCCTTACGAGCTTCTGACCGGCGATCTCAGTCAGGTCAACTATTCGTCGATCCGCGCCGGGCTCGTCGAGTTCCGCCGCCTGATCGATGCGGTCCAGTGGCAGATCGTCATTCCGATGCTCTGCCAGCCCACTTGGGACTGGTTCACCGAACAGGCCTGGGCGGCGGGCAAGCTCCCGCAGCCGCGCATCCCGGTCGAATGGTCGCCGCCGCGCTTCGAGGCGGTCGATCCGTTGAAGGATGCCATGGCCGACCTTCTGGCGATGCGGTCCGGCACCATGACGTTGGCACAAGCGATCGCCCGGCAGGGTCACAATCCCGATGCGGTGCTGGCCGAGATCGCGGCGATGAACGCCAAAATCGATGCGCTCGGACTCATTTTCGACAGCGATCCACGCCGGGTCACCAAGACCGGCGTGATGCAGCCCGATCCAGGGCTCACCTCTACGTAAGGACGACACCATGCATGGCACGATCGAACTGCCGGCGATGCGCCGCGCAGCCGACCTGTTGCCGGCCACGCTCGACGAGCAGGATCGCTCGATCGAGGTGGTCTGGTCGACGGGCGCAAGGGTCCGGCGGCAGCCGCTATTCGGCGAGCCGTTCGACGAAGAACTCAGCATGGATCCCGGCAGCGTGCGGCTAGAACGGCTCAATGCCGGGGGGCCGCTACTCAAGGTCCATGATCTCCGCACACTCGACAGCGTCATCGGCTCCGTCGTGCCGGGGACTGCCAGGATCGATAGCGGTCGGGGCATTGCCCGGGTCCGCTTCAGCGAGCGCGACGATGTCGAGCCGATCTGGGCCGATGTGCGGGCGGGCCATCTGCGGGCCGTCTCCATTGGCTATCAGGTCCATCGCTTCGAGGTCAGTCGACCCGCCAATGCGCCGGAGGTCTGGCGCGCGGTCGACTGGACACCTTTCGAGATTTCCGCGGTCCCGGTCGGGGCCGATCCGGCGGCCGGCTTCCGTTCGGTTGACCCGCTGATCCCCTGCGTCGTGGACCGGGACGACGCTTCCCAACAGATGAGGACTTCCATGGAAGAGACCAATGTGACCCCCACGCCGGCGCAGGCTACGCCCGAGCCGATCACCCGTGCGGCCGATCCCCAGCCCGATACGCAGGCCCTGATCGCCAATGCCCAGACGGCCGAGCGCGAGCGGGTCGGCACCATCTACGATCTCGCAAGCCGCCTCGGTCTGGAGCGCAGCCTGGCCGAAGATCTTGTCACGCGGGGCGTCGCCATCGACGAGGCCCGCCGGGTCATTCTCGACAAGGTGGCCGACACCGCCGAGAAGACGCGGACCTTCCCGCATGTCTCGGTTCCGCTCGGCGGGCGTGACGAACGGCTGACCCGTCGCGAGGCGGTCGCCAATGNNACCAACAAGACGCTGCGCCAGGCCTATGACGTCTATCCGCGCACCTTCGTGCCGTTCTGCCGTCAGGTGCTCGCGACCGACTTCAAGGCGATGAACCGGGTCCAGCTCGGCGAAGCGCCGCAGCTGCTGAAGGTGAGCGAGGGCGGCGAGTTCAAGCGCGGCACGATCTCGGAGTCGAAGGAAAGCTATCGCATCGAGACCTATGGCCGCGTCGTCGCCATCACGCGTCAGGTCCTGATCAACGATGATCTCGATGCCTTCACTCGCATTCCGGCGATGTACGGCACGGCGATCGCCACGCTCGAAAGCGACGTGGTCTGGGGCATCGTCACGGCCAATGCCGCGATGGCGGATGGCGTGGCGCTGTTCCACGCGACGCACAAGAACCTCGCCGGTACCGGCGCCGCACTCAGCGTCGCGGCGGTCGGCGAAGGGCGCGCCTCGATGGCCAAGCAAACCGGCCTCGACAAGAAGACGGTTCTGAACATCCGCCCGAGCTATCTGGTCGTGCCGGCCGCACTCGAACTGGCGGCCGAGCAGCTCATCGCCCAGAACCTCGTGCCTGCGAAGACCGGGGATGTGGTGCCGCAATCGATCCGCACGCTGACGCCGATCTCCGAGCCGCGTCTCGATGCGGTGAGCACGGGCGCCTGGTATCTCGCCGCCAATCCAGCTCAGATCGACACCATCGAGTACGCCTATCTCGAAGGTCAGCAGGGCGCCTATATCGAGACCCGCAACGGCTTCGATGTCGATGGCGTCGAGATCAAGTGCCGCCTCGATTTCGGCGCGAAAGCGATCGATTGGCGCGGCCTTTACAAGAACCCCGGCGCGTAAAGCACACATCCCCCAGCCTTCGTGACGAGATAGGGCGGCTTCCAGCCGCCCTTCGTCATTCAGAGAGGAGTTTCTCCATGAAGAACTACGTCCAACCTGGCAATACGATCACCCTGGCGGCCCCCTACGCAGTTGCGTCGGGAGACGGCCTCTTGGTCGGCGCCATCTTCGGTGTCGCCACCGCAGCCGCCGCCAATGCCGAGCCGGTCGAAGCAGCACTCGTCGGCGTCTTCGACCTCAAGAAGGTCGGTTCGCAGGCCTGGGCCGCAGGCGACAAGATCTATTGGGACAACACCGCCAAAGAGACCACCAAGACGGCGACGGCAAACACGCTGATCGGCGTTGCTGTCGAAGCCGTGGCCAACGGCGCGGCTGACATCGTCGGCCGGGTGCGTCTCAACGCCAGTTTCTGATGTCGAGCGCCCTTTCCGCCGCGCTGGATACGCTGTTTGCCGACCCGAACATCGCGCGCGATGCGATCTGGCGGGTGGCAGGCG